ATTAGCACCCCTAGCATTACCACCTACTGTAGATGATGTAGTAGCTTGTGCTTGTAGTGCGCCTGTTCCTGCTGGAGAAACATAAAGACTACCATCTGATTGAAGTCCTAGACCAGCAACTCCGCTAAAGGATAGGGTAGGAGTTCCGTAAACTGCTGTGGTTGTTGTTGGAATGTAAGTGTTTGTTACTGTTCCAACTTCTGATTGTGCTCCATATAAATAAATATAAGTAGATGTTCCTGTATAAGTTGGTGCTCTAGTTTGAGATGATGTATCAGACAAATATATACTAAAGGCATCAGTTCCAGAAGCAATGCAAGTGACTGTTATAGAGCATCTATACCAGCCATTTCCAACAGAAGTAATTGTAGCTGTTGCTGTTGCACCAACAGTTCCTAATGTTCCAGAAGAAATATTAAAATTTGCATAAGAACTAAATCCAAAAGCTGTTCCACCTACAACTAATTGAATATTATTTCTTGTTCCATTTTTTGCGTAAACGCTATATGTATAAGTAACTCCATTTACAATGCTAATTGCAGTTGAAAATATTCTATGAGTTGATGTTGATGTATCTTCGGTTAAAATAAAAGCATTAAAACCGCCAATGGGGTCTGTAGTTGCGACAGTAGTTGCTATTGTTGTGTTATTTACTGTCCAAGCCGCATTAGTAAAAGAATTTGATTGTGTTATAAAGTTTGTTCCAGTACCTTTTAATACTTCTGTCTGTCCTGTAATAGTAGTAAATGTACCTGCGGCTGGGGTAGTAGCACCAATGACTGTGTTGTTGATTGTGCCACCAGTAATGGCTACATTGGTGGGGTCATAGGTATTGGGACTAGAGTTTGTAACAGTTAATACACCATTTGCTGATTTACTTACAGAAATGCCTGTTCCTGCGGTTAAATTGGTGTTTTTCCAATAACCATTGCCACCATCATAAGTCAGAATATTGCCGTTTGCAGGGGTTGTAAGTTTTACATTTGAATCTGTGCCACCAAGTTGAGTTCCTTGTACTAAAGCAACTTGGAATGAACCTGACCCACCAGCACCAGCTTTGACTACAAGACCAATTTGAAACTTAATATTAGGTGCAGATGGCTTTACATTAGTAGGGTTACCAGTTACAGAGTTGTACCAAATAACATCGTCATCAGCCCAAGTTTCACCAAATGCCGTACCATTAGTTGTTATTCCTCTTACTAAACCAAAAGTAGTAACACGACCAAATCCATTTAATGCAATATTTTCAGTAGCTACACCAACAATAGCATTTTCATCGGTAATACCAGCAATAGTAGGAGCAAAAGTAATAACACCACTAGCACCTACTGTGCCTGTGTGATAAACAATTTGTAATGGGCTATCTGTGATTGCGGCAGAGGCTTTGCCATAAATAAACAGTTCTTCACCAATTTGCTGGGTAATGTTGCCATTTCCCATGCCAGCATTCCAAGCACCTGTATTAGGCGTGTACCATAGTTTTCCAGCAACTAATGTCTGACTATTGCCATCATCCATTTGAATGGCTTGAGGACTGCTGATAGTGCCTGTAATGCCAGACATAGAAGTAATGTCAGTATTTGCACCACTTTCAGCTATTCCTGTTAAATCATGGTCATCATTCCAGTTTGATGGTCTTACTATTGTTGCGTCTGTACCGTCAGGAATTGCACTTACAAACTTGTGCTTGACTAATTTAGCCATTAATGGACTCCAATTATTTTGCCGTTTTCATCACGCATTACTTGTTTTGGCTGATTTAACTTATTCATTAATTCGCCAAGCATTTGTGCCATTTGATTGCTATTGTTATTAATTGCAGAGGCTACTGTTTCCATTGGGTTTTGCATAGCTTGTGCCATATCTTCTTCGTGCATATAAGCTGTTTCACCACCTGATTCATCTGCACCAATTCTAGCAACTTCAATTTTAGCACCATTGTTAATATGCGCTAACAAGACTTGAGTGTTTCTTTCAGTCATCATCTTCATTTGGGCTACTTTTAATTCCATTTCCATCTTGGCTTGGTCAGCTTGTATCTTCATTTGTGCATCTGCACGATTACGCTGTTCTTCTAATTGGAATTTAAGCTGGTTTTCTTGCGCTTGGTACTCTTGTTTAGCTTTTTCAAGTTGCATTTGTGCTTGTAACTTAGCTTGTTCAAGTTGTGCTGCTTGCTGTGCCTGTGCTTGACTAGCTTGCATCTTAGCTTGTTCTAATTGCATAGTCATCTGCATTTTTTGTTGTTCAGGAGTAGGCGGTTTAGGTTGACCTTCTGCTTGTTTTGCTTGTTGGCGCAATTTATCAGCAGTTTCGTCAATAATTCCTTCTAATTGCTTACCGGCTTTAAACGCAGTAACACCAAATTTCAACATTTCAATAGCCATAGGGGCTAATTCTGGCTGAGATTGCACCAAAGGTACAGCTTGCTGGAAGAATCCACCAACGGCAGCCAAAAATTGCATTCTATCTTGCTTTTCTTGCTGTTCATCTTGGTAAATCATCGAGTCAGAGGTGACTTCAATGCGGAAATTCTTAGCTGCTTCGTTTCTTAATAGTTCAATCGCTTGCGGAATAAGTTGTTTATCTTCGGGGCTAAGTTGCATTGCGCCAGAAATTTTAACTAGCGTTTCATCAGTAAAGTGATTGCAAATAATTTGCGCTTTAATAGACAAAAGGCTAGTAGCAAAGTCTACGACTGCGTGTTGCTGAGTCTTTAATCGACCAGCAGCGTTATTTGACTTGATAATTTGTGCGCCAAGGGTTTCACTAGGGTCAGTTTGACCTCTTTGAATATCAGCAATACCCATTAATTCATAGATTTGACCTTTAACTTGTTCCATTGCCTGATAACAAGACATCAATGCACTTGCAAATGGGGTTAAATCGACTAGGTCAATAGCACCTTTCATGCCTTGCTTTTCGGCAAAAGCCATCCAATTGTTTACTGGAATCATGGTGTTATTTTCGCCTTCAGAGAATAGGCGTTGTAGTTCGCTTGCGGAGGCGTCATATACACCACGCACTTTAAGGGCGTTAATTAAGCCATCAATTCTGTCACACAGAACATCTAATTCTCTAGCTTGGTCTTGGTAAATAACGAAATCAGGTATTGGTTCAAGGCTATCAGTTGTAAGGGTGCTGTATAAGGGTTTAGGACAAGGCCAAAAGTTTTCCAAACCAAGTGGGTCATCCCGTTCATCCAATATCTTTCCGAGGGACTTAGAAATCCACAATACTTTTCCTGTTTCTTTGTCCCAAATTTCATATATCAACGCCTCATATACACCGTCATCAGATTTGTAAGATTGTTTTAAATCGTCAGGCTTGGTGTCTAAAGGGATTTTATAACCTAATTCTTCGCCAAAGCGTTCACAAAGGGCAGGGCGTGACATATAGACTCTGCGCCAGACTGCGGTGACTTCTTCCCAGGTTCTTGCAATCGTATGACCAAAGTCCCTCCAATGCACATAGTCTACAGGGCAGCACTCATATTCAATGCGTTCTTGGTTTTCAACATCCATAGCTTCTGGAGTTTCAGCTTCGTCAGAATCTTCGGTTACTTCTAAACCATCTTCAGGTGTGTCCTCTCCTGACATATCTGCTTCTTCGCCAACAATATGCGGTTCGTAACGCACCCAAGCTACCCCACGACCACCAAGTAAACGGTCTAGGACTGCGTTATTCATAGCAGACTTATAGTCGCCATAGTGTTCAATCTCAAACTCTAATGCCCTTTCAAGCATCATTGAAGCTACACGCCCTATGGGGTCATTGTCCCTAAACCTACGGCTAACATCAGGTCTAGGCAATCTTGCAAAGATAGCTGGTGCAATAGTCTGAACATTACTCCAGAGGATGTTAAATCGTGCATTAGGGTTTCTGTCGTAGCGGGAATCATCTTTGTATTTCTTTACTATGCGGTCAACCCTAGCTTCCCAACGCTTGTAGCTGCGTTCGTAGCCCATGATTGTTTTATACCAATCTTCGTATGTGTGATTGACTGTAGCTTTATCGTTTGCCATCAAATTCTTCCTCTTGAAGTGTTCTGTGGGTTTTGTTTCCACATATCATTCAAACTTACTTCGGTTTTACCTACAAATAGCCCTTTAATCGAGTCATCTTTATGGGGCAACTTAGCTTCTTCTTTCCAGGCAATACTTAACATCCTAAATGCGTCTGCACCATGAGAAGTCCAATCGTGCCTAGGTTTATCCCTAAACACTTTCTTATCCTCATCGTATTCACGCTGGTACTGCCTTAAACATTCAATGCCATCTTCACATCTATGGTCAAACCAAGCCCTAGTTAACGCTAGTCGTGTTGCTTGTATTCCATCTTGAAGTGACAAACTTGGCACAATTTTCATTAATTTTAACGCAATTTTGTCTGAAAGTTGTTCAATTATGCTTCTATTTGATGCAAGTGTCTTTGCCTTGGCATCGTGAGGTAAATAATGTGTGCCATATACATAGCCTCTTTCCTTCTCTCGAATCTGAATAATGCCGGAGTAAAACGCTACTGGTTGTCCATTGGATGAATGGTAATCAAGCATACGAATCTCGCCATGAACCACTTGAAACCACCAAATAGCGGTGTCATCTGAGTAACCCAAATCCCATGCTGTATGCACAGGAAACATAGGGTCATACTCTACATCGGTAATGCGCCCTTGGTCGGTAAGCTGGCGCATCTCTTTGCCGTAATAAGCGCCCATGATTGCTGATTCAAAATCGCATTCCCACTCAGCAAGATATTGGTCTTGCGTCATTATCTTGGCAGCATCTTCTAATTCTTCTTTAGGGATTAGTCCAGTTTGACTAGCCCTAAGTGTCTTACAGTACCAATCAGGGTCTTTAGTAGCGTTGTTATAGACTTCCCAGAATTGGTTATGCCCTTTGGGTGTGCCGATAAATACAGCCCAACCCTTGCGGTCAGAGAGTAATGGCCTTAAAACTGCACCCCAAATAGAGGGCTTCATGTCAGCGTACTCGTCTAGCACTACCCCATCAAGGTACAAACCACGCAAACTGTCAGCGTTATCAGCACCAAACAAACGAATCCTTGACCCATTAATTAATTCCACCCATAGTTCTGAAACATTGTGATTAGCCCTTACTGGTTGAGAAAACTTCATTAGATAGTCAAATGCAATACTTTTAGCCTGGGCATAATATGGCGCTAAATACGCATATCTGCCATCTTCTTTGTTTTCAACAAGGGCTTTGTATATCAATTCATTAATACAACTGACTGTCTTACCGCAGCGTCTATGTGCGACTATGACTGCCCAGCGTTCTTCTCTTTCATGGAAGTCTAAAAATACATCCCTAGGCTTATAGTCTAGTTCGACATCTAAGATTACTTCTTCCAAGACACTACCATTCTTTGAGGGGCTTTCTCGTCACCTACTATTTCAGTCCTAGCTAATTTAGGTACAGAGTATTCAACTAGGTTTTGCACTATCTCGCAGGCTTTTGCCGGATTAGGCTGAACAATATACTTTCCTGTCTTATCGTCAAATATGCCTTCTGCGGTGCTTACAATCCACGATTGAATAAAAGGTATATTGGCATCAAGTAAGGCTTTAATCGCCTCACGAGCTTCCTGAGTGGTCTTATTAGGCACTCCTGGCTTACGACCACCAGTCTTTTTTCTAGTTTCTTCTACTTTATTATCCATACATTCTCAAGTGTTTGATTTGTAAGGGTTTAATTCTACATCAATTTAGCCAACAATATCAGGGTCGTGGTACTTATTCATAGCCTTAGACAATGCTTCTTTACGCTTCATTCTTTCGTTGGCTTTTTTATTCAGAATGTTGCTATCGTCTAATTCCAATGGAGGATTGTGGTTTTGGCGCTTTTTTTGTTGTTTTTCCAGCGTTGATTCTTTATGCGGCCTAAGCATAGCGTTCTCTGGTGGGTAGCTTCTAGTCATGTGTTTCATTAGTCTTTTTCCTTGACATACTTGTCATAAGTAGCTTCTAGCTTTGATTTGCGGCTACCTTTGGCATATTCACGCTCAGTATTCAAAGCAATAGCCAACGCTTGTTTTTTAGGCTTGCCAGCTTTTACTTCGGCTTTAATGTTCTTACCTACGCTTTGGGCTGACCCAGACTTGTCGAGTGGCATGATGTATTCCTATTTGAGGTACTTGATTTTGTAAATTGTGAAGTCGATTAACTGTTGTATTTCTGCTACTATATTAATTAATTCTTGTTTTTGTGGCAAGTCTGTATTGGCTTCTGCCACAAAATTCTTCAATGATTCCATGTATTTAAGTGGGTCTTTAGGCTGATGATAGACGCTAGGAAAGACTTTAATCTGTTCATAGCAACCCATATAGGCTTCTACATAGTCATCTACTAACTCGACTATCTCATCATAGTATTTGCCCAAAGCCTTATGCTTTGAGTAAGAATCTGTTGACCAATGGAAAAAATGAGTATTAGTTGCGCTATGCAAAAGAGTAGCGGCAAACATAGCGACATTAGGGGTTTCATTCATAAATTACTCCATTTTTAACGATTTTAATACTTCTATTGCTTCTTCGCTTGAATTTACTCGATATAAATGCCCACCTTTCCAACCAGCAATAAACTTAATTTGGTCAGGGGTAAATTTCTTATCAGCGCCATCTTTTACTTCGATTAAAATAGTATGTCCTTCATAGGCCACAAGTAAGTCAGGTATTCCTGACCCAACCATGTGTAATAAATAGACATCAGCCCCATTATCTCGTAACGCTTTGACAACAGAGGCTTGATTTTTATCAACTTTTTTCGCAAATGACATATTATTCAGTTAGTATTTGATAACTTATTGATTATAGAGGATATAAATGTCAGGCTATCACTTATCAGATGAAGAATGGATTGCTTCTTGGAATGAGTTAAAAAGTCCCGAAAAGTTCTCTAAAGCTAATAAAATCAATATCCGCAATGTTTATTCTCGTAGGCGGTCAATAGAGTCTAGGCTTGGTATTAAATTAGACACCTTTGCAGTACCTCATCCAACTCAAGTAAAAAAAATACATCAAACACCTGGTCATGTACGCAGAGGCATGGAAATAGAAAAAGGGCGTGTCATTGTATTTTCTGACGCACACTTTTGGCCTGACGAAACCACCACAGCCTTTAAAGCACTCTTAGAGATGATTAAAGAGTTTAAGCCTACTGCCATCGTCTGCAATGGGGATGCGCTGGATGGGGCTAATTTAAGTCGCTTCCCAAGGCAAGATTGGGCAAAAATACCATCGGTAAAAGAAGAATTAGATGCTTGTCAGTATTTTTTGGGCGAAATTGAATCAGTAGCCAAAGGTGCTAAATTGTTTTGGCCTATTGGTAATCACGACCAAAGACTAGAAATGTCTATTATTGCTAACCTTCCTTCTTTTGAGGGTGTGCGTGGTACTAGCCTTAAAGACTATTTTCCAATGTGGAATCCTTGTTGGTCTTTTTGGGTTAATGAAGATACCTGTATAAAACATCGTTGGAAAGGTGGGTGGACAGGCGGTAGAAACAATGCTGTCAACTCAGGCGTTAATATGATTACTGGGCATACTCATGTGCTTTCAGCAATTCCTTTTAATGACTATAACGGCACTAGATGGGGTGTGCAAACAGGTACGCTTGCTGACCCTCATGGGCAACAGTTTAGCTACACAGAGGATACGCCTAAAGATTGGAATAGTGGCTTTGTCATGTTGAGTTTTGAAAGAAGCAAGTTATTGCAACCAGAAATAATTAGAGTATGTGGTGAAGATGAAATAGACTTTAGGGGAAAAATAATTTGCGTTTAAATTCAGAGGTTGTACGCAATCTCTACGCTTCTCTTTATTGTTGCTATCCATTTACTAAATGGAAGATGCCTGTACCCGAAGAAATAGAATTTATAGTTACTGCCGACCCCGAAACAATGGGTACATATCTATATGACACAGGGGAAGATTATGAACATACCATTACTATCTCGTCTGCCAGGTGTGGTCATTACTATACCGTCATTACGACTTTAGCCCATGAAATGATACATCTGAGTTTTCATCGGCAAAAAGGTGATAAATGGATGCAACATGGCAAACCATTTAGGACACGCTGCAAGCTAGTAGCTACTGAATTAGGGTTTGACCCACTAGAATTGTAGGCTTATCCATACTGCAATCGCTGGCAGTAAGATAACCAATATTCCAAAAGCTAAGAATATATCATTCACTCATTTCCCTTTCCAAGTTTCTGATTAACACACTCCAAGAGCCTCTCCTGGGTAATCCCCCATTTACTTTCAAAACCTTTTGCACCCAATCCGTGAAGGCCAGAGTTTCCACGATGGTGTTCTGGGCAAAGTGGCAAGATAGGGGATGTAGCCCGTTTAGTTCCATACCTTCTAACATGATGGAGTTCTGCCGGAGTGCCTTCAAACCCAAGGACTTCGGAGCATAAAACACATCCGAGTTCTGCAATCTTATTGAGAGCGTTCTTTTCATTTTTAGTTGCCATCAGCCAATTCGTACCATAATTTATAAAATTCTTTGAAAGAACCGAAGCCTATACCAGATTTAAAAGGTTTGCCGTCTGAAGTGTATTGCCAAAACTCTTGTATGTTAGTCCCGTTATCTGTATCGCCTATGATAACAACAACTAAAAATTTAGGATTAGCTGCCAATGATTGCAATAATCGCTTTTGGCCTTCACTCATTTTTTCGCCAGGTCGCTTCCATTCCATGATTAAAAAGTGACCATTGCGTTCTGCAATACCATCTACATTGCTTGGCACAAACGCAGGATTATCGGAAATTAACCCTTTAAACTCCGCATAGTCTGTATGCGTAGCAAACATATTACGCATTAGTTTCATATTTTTATAAACCATCTATCTTTTGGTTTTGTAATTCTAGGTGTTAAATTTAATGCTTTTACAGATTCTTTAAATGTTAAACCAGTTTTTTGTTGATAATGTCTTGGCATTTTTCTATGTATAAATTCTCCATCTTTTCCAACAAAATGAATTTCTGGTCTTGTTGTTCCTAGATGTTTAAAATTTGATGCTTTGTAAATTCCGCCATTGTGTTTATGCTCAGGGTCACTAAAAAAAACTACATACTCGTATTTCATTTTTTTTAATTTTTTGTGGCAAATACTTAAAAATTTAGTAAGCGGAAAATTATCATTTCTAGGTTCTCTTCTACATAATCTTTTTAATTCAACTAAATTTTCATCTTTAACATTAAATCCAGTTTCCTTTGACAAAAAAGAAGATTGAAAAGTATTTACACCAATTCCATAATTAGCAATTGCATATAAATCACCATCAATAAACCAACCAAAAAAAATGTTATGACCTGCTGGAACTAATTTGCTGTAATGCCATTTTTCAATAAATGTTTTTGCATCATTCAATTTTATTTCTAAAACTTGTGGTGGTTCACCTAAAAAATAACCAAAATCAAAAGTATTTTGTATTAATTTCGCAGCCATTGGTCTTTCAATGCCCTAACGCTGGCAATCTCCAATTTAATAGTTTCATCTGCTAAATCATGGGCAATCTTAGTAGCTTTTTCAAAATTGTTTTTAAGTGTAGCGTTGTGGTATGCCTTCATTAATTGTTGAATTTTTAAGTAGTTTTCAGAGTAATCCATTATCGAGTCATTCTTTCAATGTTTCTGTTGCTTGCTTCTTGTGTTCTAAATAATTCAAATCTCATCTTAGCCGATTCTAATTGCCATCTAAGGGTTTCTGCTTCTTCTGTCGCCAATCCAATGGCCTCGCATAACTCTTGGTAAGCCTGAGATTTATATGCATCCATCTCTTTACCCCCAATCGTTGTTGCCTCTGACTTAGACATCTCAATAGCTTTAAGACTGTGCTTAAACGCCTCGAATTGGGCGAGGTTACCTTTCGCCTTTGCATACGCTGGCGCTGTCTTGAAAATGAAGTCAATAGCGTCATTTGGGTCATAGTCTTTCATAAATTACTCCTATTGCATACATAGCAACTGCAACAAACTCAACTAAAAATAATGCGTAGTCTTTTTGTGCTATGCCAGCCGCAGCCCATAAAGCACTTCCAATAAGCCCAAAATAAATGTTCGCAGGGTAATAATTAAAACTTGTAAGTGCAATGCCCATTAAACAAATAATTGTTCCTGTCCATTTAATTAAAGCCAATGTCCCCATATTCCCCTATTGCCTTTACTGTATTGGTCTACAAAATCATTTAAGAATGGCACTAACTTTGGGTATTTGCTGACATACACCCTAAACTTAGTTAATCCCCATTCTTTTCTATATTTACAAAGTTGCCTTACAGCGCACTCATGCCTAGCTTTGTCATACATTTTCTTTTAAGACTGTCGTAAGAATCATACCCTGTACCCAAGACACCCAACTCTCTTGCTTTGGCCTCAATACCTTCGTTAGAAAACATCCACTTTTTGTCAATTTTTTCTTTCTTGGGTTCTATTACCAATTCATCTTCATAGCGTTCACCATTAAGCCAAGTGCTTGCATGGGGTATAAATTCTAACTCAGTTTCTTTGGCTTTCCAGTATTCGCAATGTGTGTTAATAGCTTTTGCAGCCATAAGTTGTTGTTCTGCGGAAAGTTTTGCCCAGGCTTTTCTTGCAGCAGCTTTAGCAATCTTTCGTGGATATAAAGACCAGAATTCATCAAACATCTCAGAAACCGTAAGCAAACATTAAACCAAAAAATGCGCCAAGCAAACAAGCGTATATAAAGTCTCTCATTCTGTTTTTCCCCATACACCAATGTTAGATATGCCGGTAATTTTTAAAAGTAACAATTCTGGCTGCTTTGTTAACAAATTTGTTAAATATTCAATTTGTTCCGATGGTGATACATCATCAGGTAAATCAAATAAGAGAGTTGTTTCATATTGAATTTGTGACATTTAGTTCCCCTTTAAATGTTTTTTTACTTCTTTGATGTCGCTTTTAGATAAAGCCAAGCCTGCTTTGTATCTTAAACACATTTCTTTAATTCTAGTTGTTGTATCGCGATTAGGCCATTCTGCATCACCAAATGCTCTTGCCCTTTCTTGCGCAGTCAATTCAAATGGCAAACCTAATTCTTTGCTTGCTTTTAAATCTGCTAGTAGTTGGTCATTTGTTCTCATTTAATTCCCCTTAAATGCGTTTCGGTATATGTAGTTTCTTAGTCTCTGATAAAAATGTCACCTATGAAAAACCCTTAGTTGCAAATTTACAACATAGCTTGACCAAGGGTGATAGGCAACTATCAACTGACCCAATGTTTTAGAAATACCAACACCTAGTCCTACCTAAGTTAATGTTCATTCGATGGAAAGTTTGTATCACCCATGACCTCTCCGTCTTGTGTAGTCGCCATTTAACGCTACGAGGCTTGCAATGGGGTTATCATCAGCCTATCTTTTCTTCCACGCCACCGATTTAGGTGCTTTGTACGCCTGGAGTGCGGAGGATGATACTACTCCTCATCTATCTCTTGTTGCAAGCCAAAACTGTTGCTTTTTTCCAACATCTCAGGCCATATAAGCCAAAAATTGTTTGGAAACAAATCTTTACGAGTTATAAGCCCATGTGATTCTTTTTCTATTCTGGCGGCTAAAAACAATAATGGCCCATGCGCTATACCTCTTTTGCGCCAAGTTGAAACAGTTGCTTGGTCACATTTGCACATTTTGGCTACTTTTGCAGTACCACCTAATATGTCAATTATAGCAGAATCGGTAAGTTTTAATTTTTCCATATTGCACAGTTTAACTCATCTGTTGTTTATTTGCATAAGTTAAATAAATTACTTTGCAAAACCGAATTGTGTGATATAGTCATAACTATAGCAATTTTGCTATGCCATTTAAGGGGATTTCAATGGGTGAATTAAACCAACTGATGTTAGAACACGAAGAATTTTTAGAGTCAGCACTTGATGACATGGAATATGGTGGCGATTTAAGCCAAGAACAAGTTGACTGTATTCGTCAAGCCTGTGGCAAACCTAACCGCCATGTAAAAAACAAAGTATTGACAAATATGTTTAATGACTTTGGTGCAATCTTTGGAGGTGCAAAATGAGTTTTTATGAAGAACCTAAAGCGTTTCCAGTAAACACCGAGTGGGATTATGGTGGTGAACAAGGTTATAAAACTGCTGGCATGAATATGCGTGATTATTTTGCGGCCAAAGCAATGCAATCATTAATTATTACTGAAGAAGGTTCATTTAATCTTAAATCATTAGCAAATGAATCTTATAACATGGCTGACGCAATGATGGAGGCAAGAAAATGATGCAATCAGAAAGCATTGCTAACTTAGCCAAGGCACTATCAATCGTACAGGGGAAAATGACTTATGCTGTTAAAGATTCTGCTAACCCTTTTTTCAAAAGTAAGTACGCTGATTTGGAGTCTGTGTGGGATGCTTGTCGCAGTTTATTGGCTGAAAACGGCCTCTGCGTTATGCAATTTCCTGGCGAATTTATTGACAACTGTATGTCATTGACAACCATACTTGCCCATTCATCTGGTGAGTGGATTAAACAACCAATGGAAGTGCCAGTAACCAAGCCTGACGCACAAGGGGCTGGGTCGGCTTTAACTTATATGCGTAGGTACGCATTAGCAGCAGTAGTAGGAGTAGTGCAAGCAGACGATGACGGTAATGCCGCTTCGTCACCTAAACCAGTAGTAAAAGCAAAGGAAATTTAATCATGGCTTATGTACCAAAAGAAGGTTCTGGGAGTTTATTTAAAAATGACCGCAAAACAACTGAAACGCACCCTGATTACACGGGTTCAATTATGGTTAATGGTAGGGAACATTACCTGTCGGGTTGGATTAAAGAGGGTACTAAAGGCAAGTTTTTCAGTATTTCGATAGGAAAAGAAAAACAACCTAAAGGCTTTATTCCTAAAGGTAGTGATGAAATCATTGACGACACGCCTTTTTAGGGGGTAACATGAAAACCGCTATTAATGACATTATTCAGCAAAACATTGAGTCAATTCACGATGAGGACTTTCATGTT